GCTCTGTACCGATCAAAGCAATCACCACAGCACATTTGAACAGCTACATTTCCGACCTGAAAGAGACAAAAGCACCAAACACTGTACTGAACTATTTAAAACCGATCCGACAGATGCTTAAATACGCCGTTTCCAACGGCTATATCGAGACAAATCCGATGGACTCGGCACTACTTCCGACTGCTGAAATAAGACGCGAAAATCAGCCGATTCCAAAAGGCTTTTTAGACATCATTTTCCAACTGGCAGATGATAAAGATAGGACATTCTGGATGGTCTGCTATTATACCGGATTGGATAGCGGTGATGCCGGAACGATTAAGCGGGAATACGTCAGGAACAATATAATCTACACCACCAGGAAAAAGACAAAGGTAGCCGTTCCAATACCGCTGCATCCTGAATTAAATAAACTGGATATTTTTAACTGTATGCCCACCAGGAACATGAGATCATCCAGTTCCAAGCGGCTCAAGAATATTTGTAAAGGACTTGGATTTTACGGAAATATAAAGTGCCTGCGTCATTCGTTTGTGTCGCATTTATTCGATGCCGGATACTCTCTGGATGACATCAGGATAGTGGCTGGCCACACGAAAGCAAAGATGACCGGACACTACACCAAAGCGCAAATAGACACAATAAGAACCGCCATTAATTGTCTTTAATAAAGAATATCGGAACGATATAAGAATAAATAGACCTGATTAGTATACTCCACTGTACTAAAAATTATTTTGATGTCCGTATCGTATTGTGTTAAATTGCGACCTAAGATTTTGTCCAAGAAGCCGGTGAGCCGTTTCTTTTTGCGTAAAACATTATAAGAAAGCTCGCCGGATTGTCTAAGCCGGTGGGCCGTTTCTTGTTATTGTCGAAATCATTATAAGAAAGCTCGCCGGCTTTCTTTTTATTCTTATTATTTAAGCTTTATAATTGCAATAGTACATCCAGTGTGCAAAAACTGTGCAAGTTCCTGTAAGTCTCTATATATCAGCAACAATTTTGGCCTGTCAAGCCGGAGGTCGCGAGTTCGAGTCTCGTCGGTCCCGCTCTCAATGATACCCGTTTCTCGTCAATAAATGATGAGTCTCGGGTATTATTATTTGAATTCGTTTGTCACTTTATAGATCAATATAAACAACTCTGACTGTGCAAAATCAGTGCAATAACTGTGCAGAATGAACGGCGATTACCAGGTTTCTCGGATGCTTATTCCCACATTCCACATATTATTTGCCACCTGGGTCATATCAAGGCTATCATGCATAAATCGTGCAAATAGATAATCGCCTGGAGTTGTTGATGTAGAATCAGGAGTGAATATAAATGGGATATGGCTTCCGCCTGTTCTCATCCAAACATCGCCCAAAAATGTGTCACCAGTTGGTGCGCCTGATAAGTCTGAAGGTAGAATATTAGTATCATCTACGAAGCTGAAATTCATATCATATCCCATCTTTCCGCCCATTCTATAATAGTAAGTTGTCCCGCCTGTTCCACTTCCTTCTATTCTAAATGGCTGTCCGCTTTGTGAATCCGTACCCAGATTTTCAAGCCACTGAGCATTAGAATATTCGCTCCCGCCTATGGATGTTTGAAGATTTGTTCCAAATGAAACATTCCGTTTCACTGATAAATCGGGAGCATGGCCAAACGAGTCCAAATACTCACCCACCATCACACATCCGATTTTGAGATCGTTTGAAGCGTCAAAATTATCACCATTTGATCCTTCAATTTGAATGGCAATATATCTATTTGATGATTCAGAATCTAATGTAACAATACTGACCCCGTTTCTATCTGGAGTAAATATATTTGATGACTCGTCAGCATTAAAAACTTCTGTGCAACCTCGAACAGTGGGGTCAATGGCGGTAATATCTGACGCACTTGTAGCCACTCTGAATTTTCCTTGAGCTGTCGCCATGTTGTGATTCAATATCGCCACGAAATGCTTACGCTCTGTTGTTCCTTGTGTATCTATGACAATTAACACATGATCTTCCTGAGATGTTGAATCGTCCTTTGTGGAAAACACAACTTGATTGCTCGGCCTCATATCGAATAATTCGGCATCTACAAAGCCTGAATCAGGCCCGACAAAATGATTGCCGGTGTTCGTTGCCTTAACGGAGAATTCCGATGATGCAACCCCGCGACTCATAAGCCAGTTTGGAGTATCTACAAAAAATCTTGGAGTTAATATTCGTCCATAGGTCATTAGTCCACCTGTATTGTTTTAATAGAACAGCCGTTGACAGATTTGGAGATATCGGTAATGATGAAATAATCCGTAGCCATCGCCGTTCCATATAGTTTGATATTTGCATCCCAGTTTGAAAATTTGATAATGTCGCCAATCTCCAGATCGTTGTACAGCGGCCTGACACAATCAAAACCCAACACCACTTTTCGATCTTTAAAAATAGATTTATAAGCATTTGCCAATTGTGTCGCAGTATCAGAATCGATGATCCCGTCAGCATCTATTTCAAGCTTTAAGGTCTGATTATTGCCCGATACCGTTGTTCCTTGTGATGTTGAGTCTGTTGTATTTACATTGCTCAAATTTTGGTCTTTTACATAATCGTAATTGTAATTCACTGTGATATCGTTCCTGACTGTATTTAATCGTGTTTTTGATATTGATTTCAGATTGATATCATTATAATTCACCGTTTTATCTTCTGCCCAGGTATCCGTTGATCTCAATAATGTCCTGATCTTGAACTTTCCATCACCGCCGATCCAAACCCAGGAGCATATCTGTTTACAGATTTTTTCGATTAAGTCCTTGCTGTTAATGAATTTATATTGTGAAAAAGCAAATTGGATGTCAGCGATTGCATCATTGAAAGTGAAAGCAATATCGCCTTTCGTGCTGTCCGTCTGGGCATTTCCTGATCTGTCAAATGATTCAATGTCAATATCAGAGCCATCAGTATCACCATCCAAACTCAATTCTGTTCTTAATATATCTTCAATCATATAGACTGGATTTTCAATTAGGTCGCCTTCTGTATAATTTGGATCAGGTTCGTCCCCATTATGTGAGGTTCGATTATCTGTGCCTCCATCAATATCATCTATCCAGGCTCCGTATTTTCTGCCTTTGCCGGAATAATATAAATAGTCTACTGTTGCCGGGATCAGTATCGTTTTTGTGCGAGTTTTTGTGATGGTTTCCGGGATTGAATCAGATTCATCATAGCCTATATCCAAGCCTGATGCACTTGTAATCTCTTCATATTGCTCTATTATTTTTTTGGAGAATGTCTGGCTTGGCTCTACCTGGAATTCTAAACCAACCTCATTAATATATACATTCATATTACCGGAACCGCCTGTATTGTCAATAGTGAGGAAAAATTCTTTTTCTATATCCCAGGCGGTTTGCTCTCCACTACCAAAGAATCCCGAAACAGTTAAAGTCTGATCACCACCGTCCCAAGTGATAGTGTCGGTTATAGCACCACCAGCTCCAGAACCCGGAGATACTTTGAAATTGATATTCGGTGCAGAACCAGTAAAATTGCCAAAATCTATTAATAAAGATGTCGCTGTTAATACTCCAAGGTTGGGCAGTTTGCCTACTCTTAATCCCACTGATGTCGCTCCAGCACCCGTCTGGGCAAGAAGATATCCTGTCCCACTGAATGAATCATTCATCATATTTGCATAATTAGTTTGACCGGAATAGGTGCTGTGTTTTTGAACAGGCACATAGACACGCCAATCCACGCCCAATGCAGTGATTTTAAAATTGGCCTCGCTTTCTGTTACATTGGAAGAATTACAGGCTCCGTATTTCTCTCCGATTGCCATATATACATTCTCAGTATCCAGAGTATGAACAGCCACGCTGTCAACAAGTGCATCTGTCCTCGCATTTGTTTCATCCCATTGATTCGTAATAATTGCCGGGAATTTTCCTTTGGTGAAATGCCTGTCGAAATTCGCTCCGCTTGTCGGTATGGTTCCGATATCAGTCTTGTCATGTGCATCTCCAAAGAATATCGGTATCGGTTTGTTAATATTATTTTCCGGTGCGTTTGCATAAGTGCCAGATGCGACCACACTGCTTGGAAGTCTTTTGTGGCGTTTGGAACTAAGATCGAGCAAGGTGAAGGATATAAATTTTGTATCGTAAGCAATTTCACCGGAAATGATGCCTGTCCCGATCATCCTGGCGGCTGTATCGTAGGTTCCGGCCTGGGATGTATTCAAGAACAATTCCCACTTGCGATTTGCGAAGTTATTATTCACTAACAGATCGGAGAATCTGCCGCCTTGAATTGAATTGTCGGTATTGATCAGCTTCACGGTCATATTCCCGGTGGAAGTGGTGAAGTTGAAAAAGTCTAAAGACTGCTGATATTGTCCCCAGGATGAAACAAGACCGTAATAGATATCGGTTCCATCTACGCGATGGGTGTCGCTTACGCCAATGAAATTGGAAGCAGTCGCATCAGCATTATAATATAATTTTAAAACCCAGAACGCTGTCGTATTGCTGAGTGTTAATGCGTTGGATAACGATGTATCAAAACTAAGCATTAATCCTTGCACCCATGCCAGTTGCTTTGTTCAGTG